TTACCTACTTTTATACTTACTTCTAAATTCTTTACTTTCATATGTATTAACCTCTTAAAATTGTATTTAATGTATCGTTATAGTCTTCATTCATTTCGATTTCGTGTATTTCGTTTATCTTTTCTTCGCCAGAATATTCTACAACATATTCTGTTTCAATTTGGCTATCCTGTTCTTCTGTATCAGAACTACTTCTAAATAAATCTATATAATTTTCTAATAAGTTGGTATTTCTAAGTTCTACAGAGTAATTTGTTGGATTATTAGCTTCTTTGCTCTCATTGACTGCCGTTACAATAAAAATACCTTCCGTAAAATATTCTGGAAGGTCTATATCTATTCTATCGCCTATTTCTATATCGTTTTCTTTATCATATTTTAATGTGACCTGATTTGTATATTTATTATTAATAATAAATGTATTTCTGATATAATCTATTAGCTCTTGAACAGTAAACCAACCATTTTCTACATCTAATACTTTTTCTATTTGTCCAGAAGGTGTTATCTTACCTTCATTTGCTTCTATTTCCTGCCAGTTTATCAATCTCATATTTGCATATCTTAAAAATGTTTGACTTCTAATAGAATTTACTGTTATAGTATTTTCTCCCTTATATGTAATTCCTGTTGCTAAATTTTTAAACGTGCTATCCATTGTAAGAACAAATAAAGCACTTGTACTGTCGTCTGTTTCAATATCCTTCATATTGAGACCGTCTTGAACTTCGCCATCCACATTAAATCCACATACTACATATGCTTGGGAAGAACCATTGTATATTAGCTCCAAATTTGTACATGTTGTAGTCTGATTAACTGCTAGTGCTCCAACTATTCTTTCTGCTGTACCTAAACTAATATCTATTGGATTTTCGAAATCTATTCTATCTCCATTTTTCAACGTTACATTAATTTGCTGTGTGTTATCATAAAATATTCTTGCATTTTTAATGTTTATAATATTAGCATAATCTAGATTTTCTACTGTTGGAGAAATACTTAAGAAACCATTTATTTGTTGCTTATAGTTTTTTATATTAATATTTTTTTTAGGTACTTTGTTAAATAAATAATTAATATCATCTATTTCTATTTCTTTAAATTCATTTATATTCCAATAAAGGCTATATTTATTAGATAAGTAATTAAGTACCTCTTCTACAGTTTTGCTTATTAATTTTAACGTTACAGATCTATCTTCTATATTTAATGTCTTTAGCACAAAACCATCTTGATAGAGTGGCATTAACACCTGTGTAATAATTTCACTTAACATTGCTGTTCTCATAATTGTTACTGTTCTAATTGTAGTCATTTGTCTTGGTGTATATAAGCTTAAATTAAGCTCTTTTTCGGGAGTAATTATTTTTTTTAGCTCTGGTAATTTATAATCAGATACAAAACCAGTAAATTTTAGCTTTCCATCTTTATCTATAATTTGTACTTCTTGCTGTGCATAAGGTAAATCTTCCATAGTACATTTAGAAAAGTCTAACTTAAGGTCTGTATATGTAACCTCTCTACTAGACTTTTTTATCTCTATACTATCAATTATTCTATAATCTTTATTATTCCATCTTGCTATCATTAATAAGCACCTGCCCTTCGTAAAGTTTTAGTTACTGCAGGTGTTACTGCTCTACCTACTTTTGTACTATCTAGATAAATATCACTAGGTTTCATTAATATATTAGCTGTAAATAACTTATTATTAGTTGCTGTTGTACTTAAATTAGCACTTAGTTTTTGTGTTTCAAAGTCTACTGCAGATTGCATATTTTTATATACTTTTCCAAGATTATCATCAAATCCGTCTCCTAATCCTAATGCCAAAAATTTTCCTACTTCATCAGCAAAAACTTTAGATGGAGAATGAATACCAAAAAATCCTTTTATCTTATCTACAATTCCACTACAAAATCCACTAATCTTATCCCATAGCCAACCTACAGCATTACTAATACCATTCCAAATACCTTGAATTAGATTTTTACCAACTTCAATCATTTTGCTAGGTAACGATTTCAAACCATCCCATATAGTTTGAATAATTGTACCTGCCATTTGTCCCAATTTTCCTAAAACACTTCCAACACCTTCAACTAATTTGACAATTAATTGTACTCCTGCTTCTAATATCTTTGGCGCATTTTTAATTAATGCTGTCACTAACTTCATTATAATTTCTGGTGCTTTTTCAATTAATATTGGAAGTGCATTAATTAAACCATCGGCTAATCCTAAAATTAGTTGAATTGCTGCATCTATTAACATATCTATATTGTCTAATAAGCCATTCACAATTGTTATTATTGCATTTATGGCTTGTGGTATTAACTGTGGCAGCATTTGTGCTATTCCTAAAATTAACTGTGTTATAAGTTGCATACCCATTTGAATTATCTGTGGTAACATAGTTATTAATCCAGTAATAAATGATTGTATTAATTGCATTGCGATATTTAATAATTGTGGCATATATGGTAATAAAGATTGTACCAATGCCATTAATACCTGTCCAATTGTGGATATCAAAGTAGGTGCATTTGTCATTATTAAATCTAAAATTTGAGGAAATATTTGATTTATTCCTGCTATTATTTGTGGTGTTACATCAGAAAGACTTTGCATTAATTGAGGCAATAGTTGTCCAACTGCATTTACAATATTTTGTATCGCAGTTATTCCGGTTTCAACTAGTTGATCCATTGTTCCACTGCCATTTAAAAAGTTATCAAATGCAGATTTCATAGAACTAACACTACCAGAAATAGTGGATGCTGCTTCTTTTGCAGTTGTACCTGTTATTCCTAATTGCCCTTGAACAACATGAATCGCTTGATATACATCATTTAGATTGCTAATATCATACTTTACACCTGTTATTTTTTGAGCATCAGAAAGTAACCTTTCCATTTCTTCTTTAGTTCCACCATAACCTAATTTAAGGTTATCTAACATTGTATAATTTTGTTTAGCAAAACCCTGATAAGCATACTGTATTGACTCCATAGATGTTCCCATTTTGTTTGCATTATCTGCCATATCTGTAAGAGCCATATCTGCAACATCAGCTGCTTTATCTGTATCTCCGCCTAAACTTTGTAATAAACTAGCACTAAATCCTGTAACAGTTTCCATATACTGATTAGCACTCATTCCTGCGGTTTTATAAGCATTCTCTGCATTCTTTATTACTTTATCAGCACTACCTTTAAATAGTGTTTCAATACCACCAACATTTTGCTCTAAATCTGCATAAGAACTTACTGATGCTGATCCTAATCTTGCTAAAGCAGTTGAGGCCGCACCAACTGCAGCTGTAACACCTTTCATTGCAGTTCCAGCAATACTTTCAAGTTTTCCTAAACCACTTTGAACTTTTCCACTTATTCCATTAATATCCTTATCTAGACCTTTAGTATCGCCATTAAATTCAATAGTAACTGAGCCATCTGCCATTTTTCATTCCTTTCTGTCAGGCTCATAGGCTCAATTTAAAGACTTATTTTTATTTATTTTTATTTCTACTTGTTTGCCACATTTTTTGCATAATAAAAAGACGCCTTTACATTCAGCGTCTTTACTATATTTCACTATTTTTTTATTGCAAAAAGGACAAAAATACCATTTTCCCATATTGTCCTCTTTTCTTTTTATTCTAAACCTGTTTGAGATTTTGAAGAAACTTCTCCATCTGTAAATCCAATAGTCGCTACAGAAAATGTCCCATTTCCGTTCCAAGTTTTAATTTCACTCTTTATTCCTGCTATTTCACTTTCAGAAGATGTTGATTCTTTTCCTCCAAATATTTCAACTACTTCTTCATATGTCATTCCATCTTTAATTTGATTGTATTGTTCCAAGGTAACTTTTACATCTTTTGTAGTTGTTTTTTCATTTTCTGTTGTCTGAACTTCGCTTTCATTTACAGAACTTGAAGTTTGTGTATTGTTTGTACTTGTTTGAGTTCCTCCAACAATCGCAATAACCATTATTACAACTATTAGCCAAAACCACCATTTTTTATATACTGGTTTTTTCTCTTCTTCATGATTTGACATTTTCAACCCTCCTTTATTTTTTAAATTTATATTAGTATATCATTATAAAGGATTATTTCAAGCACTTT